TCCTGCGATGAAGTCAACTTTTTGAGAATTTTGAGGAACTTTTGCAGATTCTTCCTTGCAAGGTGTTCTTGCAGACGATATAAAGATTGTAGTGTTTGATTTTCCATTTCTTGTTTTTGAGGAGTTTGGTCATGCAAGTTCAGCTCAACACGTTGGTAGGGGTGATGACAGAATTGGGTTACAAAGGGGCTGCGACGATGCCGACTGGGAAGTTGCTCAGTAAGCTTAAGCTGGTCCTTCCGAAGATTGACGAGGAGATGATTGAGGGAATTGAGGACGAGGATGCCAAGGAGTTTTTGGAGAAGGTTGTCGAGCTGCCTGATCTGCTCGACAAGGTTGATGTTCGCTGGCAAGGTGTGGAGAAGGTTGTCGAGCTGCCTGATCTGCTCGACAAGGTTGATGTTCAAGGTGAGGAGAAAGCTGAAGCACCAAAGAAGGCCCCAAAGAAAAAGACTGATAAGAAGTTGGCGAAAGTCGAGGCCGAGGAAGAGGAAGAGGAAGAGGACAAACCGCGAGCGAAAAAGAATGGCAAGTCTGTTAAGAGCAAGAAGCCCACTTCTGACAAAAAGTCCGCTTCTGATAAAGGGCGGGATAAGTATGGCTTTCGCATTGACTCTGAGCGGGGAAGAATCAGTCAATACGTGTTGTCAATTAAGAAGCCGTTTGCGGCGGGCGACATTGCTAAGGCAATCAAGATCAAAAACTCACATCCCTACAACCAGTTGAAGAAAATGGTAGAGATTGGCGTCCTCAAGATCGTGAAGAACAAGGACGGTGAGAAGTCGGAGAAGTTGTATCAAAAGGTGTAGGGTGTGAATAGTTTGTGGTTTGTGGATAGTTCATAACGCTTGGGATAAGATATCTTGGGCGTTATTTTTAGTTAAGTGGACGCTTCTTGAAGGAGAATAATATGACCGTAGTGGCGAGAATGGCTGACTTTCGATGTGGCGGGGAGGAAATAAGGAAGAGTTCTGTGCAACTTGCCATTGTGCACATTCCTCAAGAGGATAGTGATGTTTCTTGTGTGGCTTTAGCTCAAGAGGTGTTAAAATTGTGTTGGAGGGTAGTAAAGAAGGGTGGTGTCTGCGTAGTAGTTCAACATGACCATAAGAAAATAGGCTCGACGCCTAGACATCTGCTGATATATCAGGTTGCAATGGATATTGGATTCCAGTTTTATGAGCACAAGATTTGGTACCGCCAGGAAAGAAGTTTGTATCGTAAGACTTTTGGGAACATTTCGATTTATGCAAAAGGTAAGCCAAAACGACCATCCGCGAGTTGTTTCTACCATAGAGATGTTTGGCACTTACCTGATTCGATGAAGCGTGGATGGTTCACAAATGCTTTTCCTGAAGAAATTCCGAAGTGGTTGATTGAAGCCTTTACATCTCCTAACGATATTGTGTTCGATCCTTTTGTTGGCACAGGCACAACCTTGCGAGCGGCTTATTCTTTAGGTCGCCATGCTGTTGGGTACGATATTGAAGAAAAGCACCGAGAGTTCTGGGATGAAAATTGGGAGTATGCTAAGAATTGGCCGACTTTATTGAAGGATACTTTTGATGCAAAGTGTTAACGAACTGATGAGACCAAGGGGTCTGATTGCCGATATACTTCCGCCTAGGAAGGGTCCGCTTGTGATGCGATATGGCATCGCTCCGTTTTCAATTATACGAGCGGATGATAGGGAATGGTTGCGTCAGAAGGTTCGATGGCATGAGTGGTTGAAGATTCGTTCTGCTGAGGGACGAAACACGGATAAGGTTTACATTCAGAATAAAAACATGAAGGATTTTCTGGGTGAAAATAACTCCACAGCCGAGGCTTCCATCTTCGATCCTGTGTTGTGTGAGATTATCTATCGGTGGTGGGGTCCCAGGAAGGGTATGGTCTTGGATCCGTTCTCAGGTGGTTCAGTCCGTGGAATTGTTGCCTCGGTGATGGGACTTGACTATGTGGGTATTGACGTTCGTCCTGAACAAATTGAAGCCAACCGAGTCCAATGGAAGGAAGGTCCCTGCTTGAAAATGGACTTAAAAACGCCAAAGTGGATTTGTGGGGACTCTAGGAAAGTCTTGTCCAACTCAAAGGAAGTTCCGAAGCAATGTGATTTGATGTTCTCTTGTCCGCCTTATGGCAATCTCATTCCCTACTCCAAACTGCCGGAGGATCTTTGTACTTTGGAGTACGATGAGTTTAGGGAAGCCCAGGCTGAGATTATTGTGAAAGCATGCTTGCGGTTGAAAGAGGATCGGTTTGCAGTGTGGGTGGTGGCCAACTTTTGGGATCGTGTTGCTAAAAAGCGTCAGGATCAAGTTGGGGACTCTATTGAAGCGTTTGAGTCCGCCGGTTGTAAGTTTCATACGGAGGCGGTCCTAGTCACGCCTAAGGGGGCCGGAGCGTTGTTTACGGGGGGAACTTTCACCCGTGGGGGTCGTCGTGTCGTAAATGCCCACCAAATGGTACTGGTGTTTGTCAAAGGCAATGCTAAAAAGGCTGGTGAGAATTGTAGAGAGGGGGAAGAATGAAATGATGGCGTCTGACTGTTTCCAGAAGGTGTTCTCTTCCATTGGATATCGAAAGTTGAGTAGTTTTAGGCCGGGGGAGTTGGTGGTGACCCATCGTGGCAGACTTCGGCGAATGAATCAACGAAGTCTTGCCAAAATAGATAAGGTTGAATCTGTGTTGTTGAGTTTGGGAAACAACTCGTATGGACCTTTGACCAAGAATCAACTTGTGCGACTGGCAGATGGTGGGTGGATTAGCGTGGGCGAGTTGATTGTGGGGGATCGTCTTGAGTTCCATATTGTCCGCGCTTTGATAAGGATGAGTAAAAAAGGATTTCCTTTGCAACCCAGCGTCCAAAAAATCACTGCTGTTGTATCAGCACCTCCAATTCAACAGGTGTGGAAGTTGGATGTGGAAGAAGATCATTCGTTTGTGTGTAATGGCATTGTCTATCATTGTTAGGAGTACTAAAATGCAGGTGAATCGTCAGGAATTTTTACAGCAATTAGTGGCAGTGTCCGCTGGACTATCACAGCAAGAGGTGATTGAGCAATCGTCTTGTTTTGTGTTTGATAAGGGACTGGTGATAACTTACAACGATGAGGTTTCTTGTAGGCAACCTACAAGTCTTGAATTTACTGGCGCTGTCCAGGCTCGCCCGCTGCTCAGCATTTTGCAAAAACTGGCCGATGAATCTCTTGAGATTATTCCATCGTCCGAAGAATTGTTATTACACGGCAAGCGAAGCAGAGTTGGCATCCGCATGGAAAAACAAATCACGATGCCCATCCACAATGTTGGGAGTTTTGGCAAATGGTTATCTTTGCCAGAGAATTTTGCTGATGCAATTAAGCTGGTGAGCAATTGTGTGGGAAAGGAAGAAACTCAGTTTTGGAGCACTTGCGTGCATCTTGATTCCAGATGGGTTGAAGCTTGCGACAATTTCCAACTCTCGCGATACCATGTGTCTCTTGCCGTGAAAGAAAAATCGGTATTGGTGAAGGGCAAGGCTATAAGCTCTTTGGTTGACTTAAATATGTGTGAGTTTAGTGAGAAGGAAAGTTGGATGCACTTTCGTAACAAAGATGGTTTGGTGTTCTCCTGCCGTCGATACATCGAGATGTTTCCCGAGTTGGATAAGCTTCTGAAGGTGACTGGTACGCCAACTGTTCTTCCGAAGGGACTTAGTGATGCTATCGACAAGGCTGAGATATTCTCGGGCGAAAACGCGGACAGCAATCAAGTTCTGATTGAACTATCGCCTGGTAAGCTACGGATCAAGGGCATCGGTGTGTCGGGTTGGTACTCTGAAACCAAAAAGATTAAGTACAGTGGTGATACTATGAGTTTTATGATCGCTCCTAAATTGTTGGGCGAGTTGTGCCGACGTTATCACGAGTGCGAGATCACTAAGGATCGTCTCAAGGTGTCCGATGGGAAGTTCGTTTATGTGGCATCCTTGGAAAAAGTGAAGGAGAAGGTAGAATGAAACCTCTTTACAAGGATGATCTGACGACTATCTACTGTGCCGACTCCAGAAAGGTTTTGCCGAAGTTGGAGCAGGTTGATTTGGTTCTGACTGATCCTCCTTATGGGTTGAATACAAAGTGGAAGCGCACGTTCCAAGGAGTTAAGCGATCCAAATCAATCGCAAAAGCAGATGGGACTATATTAGAGTGGGATCGACGTTGTGTTGATTTGGAGCTGTTGGGGTGCGTTTTGAAGGTAGGGAAGCGGCATATCATTTGGGGCGGTAACTTCTATGATCTACCGCCATCGCCGTGCTGGTTGGTTTGGGATAAGGTGCAGGCAAAGACAGGAGGTCCCTTTGGTGCGGATTGTGAGTTGGCATGGACGAGTCTTCAATCCCCGCCAAGAATCTTTGTATTGTCGAGAATTGAAGCTTACTGGTGTAAAGCGGTGTTTAAGAAAATACATCCAACAGAGAAACCGGTCCAATTAGGATTGTGGTGTTTGAAGATAGCAAAAGCCACTTCCATTATTGATCCATTTATGGGTACGGGTAATTTTCTGGTTGCCGCTCGGATGCAAAAGATTCCTGCAATTGGAATTGAGATGAATGAGGAGTATTGCCAAGAGGCGATAGCGAGAATCACGACCAACAGACCCAGACAGGTAAAGAAGATGGAGGGATTTGGAATATGAAAGGATTCTTCTCCAACTCGACGCTGCAAACCACAACTACGATCTCCAAGGTACCAAAATGTGGGGCGTGCGGACTTTATAAGCTTTGCAAATCGCCCAAGATGAAACCGACGGGTCATGGCAAACGTAAGATTCTGATTGTTGCGGAAGCCCCCGGCAAGGATGAAGACGAGCAGGGCGTTCAGCTTGTGGGCAACTCGGGCAAACTCCTCATGCAAATCTTGCAGCGAGTTGGGATAAACATGCGACAGGATTGCACGCTGACCAATGCCATCATCTGCCGACCCCCCGACAATAAAACACCGGACGATAAAAAGATTGGATACTGTCGTCCCAATCTGTTCAATACGATTGAGGAACTCCAACCCGAGATTATCATTCCGTTGGGAGGCACTGCGGTCAAAAGTCTAATCGGTGGTATTTGGAAATCCGATGTTGGTGCAATTAGCAAGTGGGTTGGTATGCGAATCCCGTGCCAGAAACTCAATGCTTGGATTTGTCCGACGTTTCATCCATCCTACTTGCTGCGAGGCAAAGACCCGTTGTTGGAGAAGTACTTTCAGTATCATCTTGAGCGAGCTGTAGCACTTGAAGGACGACCGTGGAAAAAGGTTCCTGATTACAAAAAGCAGATCGAGTTGTTGTATGATCCCAATGAGATAGTTAACAGAATAGACGATCAGCAATGTGATGGTACAGCATTTGGTGATAGTGCTGCCTTCGATTATGAAACCAATATGCTCAAACCGGATGGTGAGCAGGCGAAGATCGTGTCATGTTCCATTTGTTTTGGCGGTCGTCTGACGATTGCATTCCCTTGGTCAAAACAAATAGAACCCGCTATGACCAGATTCGTTCAATCACCGATCAAAAAGATAGCAAGCAACTTAAAGTTTGAGGATCGGTGGACGCGAAGGGTTCTTGGATGCAACGTAAAGAATTGGTGGTGGGACACAATGCTCGCCGCTCACGTTCTCGACAATCGCCCCGACATTACTGGTCTCAAGTTTCAAAGTTTTGCGTTGTTGGGAATGGAATCGTATGACGATCCGGTACGATCCTTTTTGAAAGCAAAAAGTGACAGTAAGATTAACGAGGTTAGTCAAATACCCATTGAGGATCTTCTTATTTACAACGGACTGGACAGTTTACTTGAGTATAAAGTGGCAATGAAGCAAAGGGGGATGTTGTGCAAATAAAATGTGCCACGCCTGAAGCTTACGCTCTGCTCCATGAAGGCAGTGTAGAATTGTCTCGTGTTGAAGCTAATGGCATGCGGGTGGACACAAGATATCTCAAGCGAGCAATCAAATTCACTGGCGATGAGATTATGACGCTTGAGCAACAACTGCGAGAGGATGATATTTTCCGAACGTGGCGAAAGCGGTTCGGTGAGAAAACAACCTTGGGCAATCGCAAGCAACTGGGCACGATAGTCTTTGACGTGCTAAAATATCCGCGAACGTCGAGTAATAATGATGAGGAGGCGTTCGCTGGCGTTGATTTGCCTTTTGTGCAAAAGTATTTCCAGTTGCAAAAGAAACTCAAGGTGAAGAACACTTATTTGGCAGGCATTGCCCGCGAGGTTGAGAACGGATTCATCCATCCATTTTTCAGTTTGCATACTGTGGTCACGTATAGAGGATCGAGTGATACGCCCAACTTTCAGAACTTGCCAATTCGCAATCCTGAAATGGGGAAGATCATTCGGTCTTGTTTCATCGCTAGAGAAAATCACGTTCTGGTTGAGAACGACTTTGGCGGAATCGAGGTGCGGGTGGTTTGTTGCTATAATAAAGATCCCGTGCTGATCGACTACATCTGTGACTCAACAAAAGATATGCACCGGGATGTGGCCGCTAAGTGTTATTGTCTCCCAACGGATCAAGTAAGCAAAACCATTCGCTACTGCGGGAAAAATCAGTTTGTGTTCCCAGAGTTTTATGGTAGCTACTACGTTGATTGTGCGAAGAACCTGTGGCAGTCGATATTAGGTTTGAATTTGGAAACGGTAGGAGGGGTTCCAGTAGGCGATATGCTCGAGCGTAAGGGCATTGTTGAACTCGGCGCGTGCGACCCTAGCAAACCCCCACGTAAAGGCACGTTTGAGCATCATGTTAAGCAGGTTGAGGAAGAACTGTGGAACAAGTTCAAAGTGTACGCTCGTTGGAAACGTGATTGGTGGGAGGGTTATCTCAAACGTGGTTATATCTCAACGCTGACCGGGTTTGTGCTGCAAGGTATCTATCGTCGCAATCAGATAATCAATTCGCCGGTACAAGGTTCCGCGTTCCATATCCTGCTAAAATCTTTGATCCTGCTCAACCGACGATTGAGGAAGAACAAAATGCGGACGAAGATCGTTGGACAAATCCATGACTCACTGATAGCGGATTGTCACAAGGATGAGTTGCAAGACTATTTGGCGATGGTCAAAGAAGTTACGACGGTCGAAGTTCCCAAACTTTGGAAATGGATCATTGTGCCACTTGAGATTGAGGCAGAGGTCGCCCCGGTGGGTGGTACATGGTACGAGAAAGCGGGAGTTAAAATCTAAATGGAGTTTTATAAGAAACACCGTCCTGCTCTTTTTAAGTCTGTAATTGGGCAGACTGAAGCCGTCGGGATGTTGAAGAAATTGCTTGAGCACAAAGAACAATTTCCTCATGCATTGTTGTTCACCGGTCCATCGGGCACGGGCAAAACCACTCTCGCTCGTATCCTGCAAAAACGTCTATCTTGTGGCGACAATGATTTCTTTGAGATCAATTGTGCCGACTTTCGTGGTGTGGATATGGTGCGGGACATTCGTTCTCGGATGAATCTTGCTCCAATGAATGGCACGTCTCGTATTTACTTGATCGACGAGGCACACCAACTCTCGAAGGATGCTCAAAACGCTTTGCTCAAAATGCTCGAGGACACGCCAAGCCATGTTTACTTCATGTTGGCCACGACAACTCAAGGCAAATTGTTGGCTACGATCCAAACACGGTGCACCGAAATCCGTACCAAGTCCTTGTCGGTCGGTGACCTTGTGTCCTTGTTAGATGAGATTTGTGCGAAGGAAAAGATCAACATTAGTGAGGAGTTGTCAGATCGGATTGTCGAGTGTGCGGATGGGTCAGCCCGCAAAGCATTGGTGCTGCTTAACCAAGTAATTCATCTTGATGGTGAAGAAGAGCAGCTTAATGCGGTTCTGTCCTCGGATACGAAACGTCAAGCAATTGAGATTGCACGGGCGTTGATTAACCCTCGGACACGCTGGGGCGACATAGCCAAATTGCTTAAAGATCTTGATGAGGATCCTGAGCAAGTGCGATATTTGGTACTTGGCTACGCTTCTTCGGTGCTCCTAGGCGGTGGAAAACTTGCACCACGTGCCTATTTGGTTGTCACGGCTTTTGGCGGGAATTTTTATGACTCGAAGAAGGCAGGATTGGTTGCGGCATGTTATGAAGTGATTGCAGTGAAGTGACGACGATATTAAATAAAAGGTTTCGTGTTTCTTTTTGAGGAGTTAAGACATGAGTAAGGACATTGTTGTGACTGATGACAGAGAGTTAGTTCACAAATCGAGTTTGTGTGATGAGAAAGAAATTGAGGGACAACAAAAGAATAATCCGAATTGGCCGTGGAAGATTGGTGCAAAATATATGATCCGCACGGTTACCATGAATGACCACGGAGTTCTTGTTGGGGTCACGGACAAAGAACTTGTGCTTCAAAAGGCCGCATGGATTGCAGATTCAGGACGTTGGTGGAATTTTATTACTGGTAAGTCCAAACCAGTTGAGGTGGAACCTTTCAATCCAGACAATTTGGTTATCATTGGGCGAGGGGCATTGATCGACGCCACTCAGTTGGATGATTTCTTTGGAGAACAAAAATGAGCCAAGCCTGTTTATTTGTTGGAGGGCCGCAGTCGTGGTCGTGGTCGTGGTCGCGGTCGCGGCCGCAGTCGTGGTCGTGGTCGTGGTCGTGGTCGCGGTCGGGGTCGGGGTCGGGGTCGCGGTCGTGGTCGTGGTCGCGGTCGTGGTCGGGGTCGGGGTTGGGGTCGCGGTCGCGGTCGGGGTCGTGGTCGCGGTAAAGACATTTGAGAGGAGTTCGAGAATGAAGAAACTGAATGAAAATGATTCCGTTCTTGAGATTAACCAAATGAAGTTGGATGAGGAATGGGTGGAACAGCCCAAACTCTATTTGCAGTATGCAAAACAACTTGCAGATACTCGGCGGGATCTTGACCAGGCAAAAAGTGAACTCGATTTGTGTCGTGCCGAGTTGGATAAGATGATTCGTACCGATCCGGAGCACTACAAAATCGAGAAGGTGTCTGAAAGTGCAATATCAAACTGCATCCTCACTCAGACTGAATATGTGGAAGCAATGGACAAGGTGCTCGACGCCAAACATGCGGTGGATATCAATCAGGCTTTTGTGACGGCATTGGATCATCGGAAGCGGGCCCTTGAGAATCTGGTTGATTTGCACGGCCAATCGTATTTTGCCACGCCACGAGCTTCGAGTGAAAACCGCGAGGAGATGCAGGAGGCGGAGGAACGCATAATCCGAAAGCGGGGGCAGCGTAAACGACGCTCCTTGCGGGAGGATGATGAATAATGGACACAAAACTGGCGTATGCTCAAATGCTCATTGATAAAGGTGGGGG